ACTCGTTCAACGCAAATCAAAAGGAATCACATGGATGCAAGTCAATTAGTCAATGTGTATATCAAAATACGTGACGCTAAAGAAACAAAAAAGAAGCAGATGGAAGCTGAGATTGCTGACCTCGATCAGCAGTTGGCCGCCGTAGAGCAAGAGCTTCTAGAAATCTGCAAGGCCACCGGACAAGATGGTGGTAAAACCCAACATGGCTCGTTCACACGAGCAGTCAAAACACGCTACTGGACCAGTGACTGGGACAGTATGTACAAATTCATCCGTGAGCATGATGCCCCTGACCTTCTCGAACGCCGGATTGCGCAAGGTAACTTCGCACAGTTCATCCAAGAGAACCCAGACAAAATGCCCGCAGGTGTGAATATCGAGTCGAAATACTCGATCACGGTTCGCCGTTCATCCAAGTAACCTCCCATTAAGGAAATCAAAATGAGTAACATGACACTTTTCAAATCCGGTTCCGTTATCCCTGACTACCTGCGCGAAGCCGCAGACGCCACTACCAAAGACATTGCAGGTAGCTCTGGCGGTAAACAAATCTCAATCAAAGGCGGCGTGTGGCGCATGGTCGTAGGCGGCGAAGAAGTTGCCAAGAACGAAGAACGCGCTATGAACTTCGTGGTGATTGCATCTGGCAAAGGTGTGACACGTACGTTCTACGCAGACAAATACGAAGAAGGCAAAGACATTAAACCTGCCTGCTGGTCTGCCGAAGGCGTAGTGCCCAACGAAGAAGTGACGAACCCACAAAGCAAGTCATGCGCTACCTGCCCTCAGAACATCGAAGGCTCTGGCGATGGTAAGGCTCGTGCCTGCCGTTACAGCAAGCGTTTGGCTGTGGCTTTGGAGAACGACATTGGTGGCAACATCTATCGCTTGTCAGTCCCTGCCAAGTCATACTTCGGTCGTGCTGAAGGTGAGAAGATGCCATTGCAAGCGTTTGGTAAGTTCTTGTCAGGACATGGTATTCCGATTACAGGCATCGTGACCGAAGCTCGCTTCGACACAGCCGAAGCAGTGCCCGTGTTGAAGTTCCGTGCTGTACGCCCCTTGACGAAAGAAGAGTGGGAACTGGGTAAAGCACAGAGCCAAACAGAAGACGCTCGCCAAGCTATTGAGTTGAAGATGGTTCCATCTAAAGCTGAAGGCATGCCTGCGTTACCACAAGCGTTTAAGGAAGAGCCTGCCGCTAAAGCGGAAGCCGTAGCAGAGCCTGTCAAGCGCAGCCCTACCAAGCCTAAAGCTGAAACACCGGCTCCTAAAGACGTATCTGATATTTTGAACGACTGGGCTACTGACGACGATGCGTAATAAGTTGCGGGGGCACTACACCCTTTTCATTCAGAAAGTTGAAGATGCAGATCAGAAGCCGATTGTTATGCAGTTGGCAGATGTTTGCATCAACAAAGGTACACCCATTACCGAGCTTGCGCAGATGTTCGGCGTGACTCGTGCGACTGTGTACAACTGGCTGACTGGTAAATCGGTGCCGCGCGCCCGCCATCAGGCAGCAATGCCTAAAGTTATTGCACGTCTTTCAAAACGTAAGTAAACCTCGTGGGGTGGCAGTTAGCGCTGTCGCCCCTATTTTTTCCCCTCAACCCAGTGAGGTTCTGTGACTGACTTTCTCAACTCCGTTTTACCTACGCAGGGCATCTATTGCACTGTTGGTATTCGGTCAGGTGCTGTCAAACAGTCGTTCCAAACAACGATTGAAGACGTGGAGGCTGTCGGCTCGGGTATGGATTCTCAAGGCGTAGATGCGTACTTCGCACTCGCCACATTCAACGACGACTCAGGTCGCAAAGTTGATAACGCCGCTTTCCTGCGGTCGTTCTTTCTAGACTTAGACTGCGGAACTGGTAAGCCCTACGCTGACCAAGCCGCCGCTGCCCAAGCACTATCCATATTCATTGCTGATACACAACTCCCAAGCCCAACGCTTGTTAACTCAGGTGGTGGACTCCACGTCTACTGGCCATTGACTGAAGACGTGCCTGCATCCGAGTGGGTGCGACACGCGAAATCCCTGAAGCGCTTGTGCGCTCAGAAGAAACTATTTGCTGATCCGGCAGTTACTGCCGACGCCGCACGTATCTTACGCATACCCGGCACACATAACTTTAAAAACGAAACCTCGAGACCTGTACAGATTATTGCAATGGGTACGCCTGTATCCCTTGCTGAGTTTACTGAGATGCTGCCTGCACCGGCAATGGACCTGAGTGCGGCTAAACAGTTTGGCATGGACGAGACGTCTAAAGACCTTGGCGGTGAGTACCCCAAGTGTTCGTTCAAGCGCATTGCAGTTCGTAGCTCCAAGGGTAGTGGCTGCGCTCAGATGAAATACGCGTTGCAACACGCAGCTAGCCTTGAGGAACCGTTGTGGCGAGCCGCCTTGTCTATTGCAGTGCGTTGTGAAGATGGCGCTTCCGCTATCCATAAGATTTCACGCGATCATCCTGACTACGACGCCGCAGCAACCGAAGCTAAAGCGGCTGAGACCAAAGGCCCGTACACATGCGAGTGGTATCGGGACAACAACCCATCGCTCTGCCACGAGTGCCCACAAAAGATTTCTACCCCAATTCTGTTGGGTAAGTTTGTTGAAGCTGCGCCAGTTGAAGACGACCAATACATCATTGAGACTCCTGAAGACGAATCGGCACCGGCACTCACAACGTCAATCCCTGCATACCCATTTCCTTACTTTCGTGGTGCGGCAGGTGGTGTGTTTAAGAAAGAACGTACGCCCGATGGTGAGGAGAAGGACGTTGAAATCTACCCATACGACCTATACCTGACAGAGAGGTACTTTGATTCGGACAAGTATGGCAACGGCGAAGGTGAGATGGTGGGACTGAACTTGCACATGAAGCAAGACGGTATCCGCAGGTTCTACGCCCCCGTGACTACCTTGTTCACTAAAGACAAAATGCGCGACTTGCTGATTAAAAACGGCGTAGTCGCATACGGCAAACACTTGGATGCAATCATGGCTTATTTTGCTTCGACACTACGTAAACTGCAGTCGCAGTACGCTGCGAACAAAACTCGCAGCCAAATGGGATGGACACCTGACGGGCTTGGCTTCGTTGTAGGTGAGTTGGAATATACAGCGGCTGGCACTAAGCTAGCGCCCCCATCAAGCGGCACACGCGAACTTGCGGAATCATTTAAGGCAACGGGTACTTTGGAAGAGTGGAGCAAGATTGCAAACTTCTACAACCGTCCCGGCCTTGAGACCCACGCGTTGGCGTTGTTCTTTGGTTTTGGTTCACCCTTACTGAAATTCATAGGCCCCAAGCAAAACGTAAAGGGCGCTCAGATTCACCTGAAGCACAACGGCTCAGGCTCTGGCAAGTCAACCGCGCAGATGGTCATCAACTCCATCTTTGGGCACCCCGATACACTGCTGATGAAGAAGGAAGATACATACGCTTCCAAGATGCACATGCTTGGCATGATGAACAGCATCGCGTTTACTGTTGACGAGATTACCAACGAGAAGCATGAAGTGCTGTCTGACTACGCTTATGGGTTCACCTCAGGGCGAGGTAAGCACCGTATGGAAAATCAGGCCAACAAGTTGCGTATTAACAACACCACTTGGTGCAACATTACAGTCACGTCAGGCAATGCGTCTGTTGTAGATATGCTACAAAGCGTCAAAAGCACGGCAGATGGTGAGCTTCGCAGGGTTCTTGAGGTGGCATTCCACACCTACGAAGGCGCTACCAAGGCTGAGATTGACGCAGTGTTTGGCAAGCTGCTGACCAACTACGGCGTAGCCGGTCCGGTGTATATCCAGTACATCATCGACAACCACGACCATGTTCTAAACATGCTGGCCAAGATGCAAGAGAAGGTGGACAAGGCGCTTGACCTAGACCAGACAGACCGTTTCTATTCTTGTTTATTGACATGCGCCTTCGTTGGCGCTTTGATTGCCAAAAAGCTTGGCCTGATTGACATTGAGATTCCCCGCATCTATCAGTACGCATTAGGCGTGGTGGGCGAAGCACGTATTGCAAACCAATCCAACATCGGCAACTCCCTGACGATTGCACAAGAAACTCTTGGCGCTTTCATCAACGAGAACGTTAACAATGCAATGGTAGCGGCATATACCCCCAAAGGTGGCTTGCCCGAGCGCCCCGCGATGATGCCCAAAGGTCAACTGCGTATGCGGTATGACCCCGACACCAAGACGTTGGCTATCCCTGTGGCTGAGTTCCGCAAGTTCTTCACATCACGGCAGGTGGACGTCAGAGAAAGTCTGGCTAAACTGACTGCTGCTAAGTACTTAAAGTATGACGGTAAGTCACATCCAACTCGTATTGGTGCCGGTGCTGTGGGCGGTTTAAGCGGTATCGCAGTGCGCTGCTACATCTTTGATGGAGACGTAATTGGCATCGACGAAACGGCGTTCACGCAAGGCGAAGGCCAAGACACAATCTAAGCCGAAGCCTGTACCCAAACCGGTACCGAAGCTAGCGGACAACCTGCGAGTACTCACCCTTTGTGGGGTGGAGTACTTTATGCAGTGGGAGAAGCTGCTCGTTGGGGCATCGTTTTTTCTACCAACGACGGCAACCCCTGTGCAAGTACGAGCTGCCATTGCCCCCGCGTCTAAGTTTTTCAAGTTTAGATTTGAGGTACGCTCCCGCTGTGAATACGGGAGGTATGGTGCTCGTGTCTGGCGGGTTTACTGAGCCTTGCGGATTTCGTTTTTGGCTTCCCGCAGCCAACCGGTTAACTCAACTTCCATCTTTTTAATTTCGTTGAGTTCTGACTCACGCTCTTCCTTACTCATATCTGCAGCACCATCGGGGCTGTTCAAGAATTTACGGTAAGCACGAGTGCGTTCAAGCTGCTCAAGCGTGGAGTTTATTGCAGACTCAAGCGCCAGTTCTTCTTGGTGCGCGTCAGCGTAGGCTTCAGCCCGTGCAATATCAGTCTTCATCAACTGACGCAGAGTGTTATTGGCTTTACCAACTTTCTCACGCTCGTCGTAGAACTCAGTCAAACTACGAGTGCCAATTGGGTCATACAGATAGTTGCTCAGCAGTGCGTACTTGTGCAGTGGGCGGTCGATTCGCGTTGGGTTCAGCAAGCTGTCTGTCATCATTGTCACAAGCGCGGCGGTAGAGCCAAAGTAGCCATTGAGCATGTTGTCAATCTGGATGGGTGATACGGCATCAACACCGATCACGTCACGGCTGAAGTTAGAGATAGCCTGTGCCAACTCAGACGTTCTAGACGTAGTCCGCATGCTAGGATCTTGCTGCTTTTGGTAGATACCTTCCAGTTCGCGCCCCGTGAAGAACGAGTAGTTTGTCCACGCTTCAATCAGTGGTTTGACCGCTTGTGGGATTGGCACAGTGCGCTCAATGTATTGCTCTGCCATGTACTTAGCAGATGCGCGGATGGCTTCCAGAGCAGTCTGCTCTTCAGGCGTACCGGAGCGACGCAAGTACTCAACCACGGTCTCAGGAATTACCTTGAAGATAGCGCCCAGTTCGCCCGGCACAGGGATCTTATAGCCACCGGGGAGAATCCAGTTGCCGTTGCGCGTACGCAAGTCCATGTCTTGGTAGTCTTCATCTTCTCCTGCAATCAGCGCATACAGGGCGCTCAACGCGGCCACAGTACCGGCACGACTCCAGAACAATTGACGGGCTTGGGCACGACCAACCGATGAGCTTGAGTCCTTACCTGACGCAGCGCGGTACAGAACGTCCATACCTTGCACGTAGGCGTTAAAGAACGGAATAGTGGCTGTGCCAACCGCAATAATTTCACTGGCTCCACGGCGTCGGAAGTTGATGAACTCACGGGCACGGGTCTGTGCCAACAATCTGTCGTTGTTGCTCTCTTTTAGGGTTTGGTCGTAGATTGCTTTACGAACCGCCAAGTCAGATGCACGGGTAATACCATCTAAGCGGTGCAGAATAGTTTCAAACCTACCGCGTTCACGATAGCCTAAGTCTTTTAGTAACGAAACGGCAGGCTTGCCAGCCTCAAAGTCGTACTCACCAGTCAGTCCCAGTGCACCAAACTCCTTGACGATCGGATGCTGGATACCACGCAGTTCTGCAACAGCGAGCTTGCCAAAGTTAGCCAATGACATACGCAGCAGAGCGCCGGGGTTCTTCACACCAGATGTAAGCATCGCACGCTGTACGTCATCCGTTACCTGCTTCAATGCGAACGGTGGCAAGATTGTGACTGACTTACGCAGAATGTTAGAGAAGGCACCCAGTGTGCGCATGAAAGCCATTTTGGGTGGGTTTAAGTCTTGGAATGCAGCGACGTCATAACGCGATGGCAACTCCCAATACATAGCTTCGCCGTTAACGTACGCTTTAGCGGTTTTGCCTTCCGTGCCGGGTACACGCGACGCCTTGCCAGTAAACCCTAAGTCTTCCAACCCACGCAAAGTTTGGATACGAGCGTCATTGTTCATGACCTGACCAACCATCCAGCCCATTGTGTTCAGGTAGTTCTCAAACACGTTGCCAACAGGACGCTTAAACGAACCAACCAACTCGGGGTCTTTGGTCAATGCCAATGGCGAGCGACCGGTTGTTTTCTTGATGGTCGAGAATTTCTTCTCAAAGTCCTCAATGCGGTCAAATGGCACATAGCCCACTACCGACTTCCACTCAGCAGCTTTTTCTTTTGATAAGCGACCAACGTCAACCATCTTGTCAATCAGAGCCAAACGCGGCTTGTCCATTGCCTCATTCATTTTTGCAAAGGCTGGGTCGGAGTTGTACTCAGCAACCAATATGGCGCGGTCACGGTCTGAAATATGTTTAGGAAAGTCTGGGTTGACTTTTAGCACTTCATCCAAACGCTTGGCTTCCAGTACACGACTTGCAAACTGCTCGGCTTGCTCGTTGGTTCGGCCTGTCTTTTTGCCCCATGCGTAGATGAGGGGGAATACATCGGCAGGAGCGCCGTCAGCCGTGCCAATAGCGCGGTACAGACCGGTCTCTTTATCTTTGGTCAGAGTGCCTTTTTGGAAGTACTCCAGCAGAATCTTGCTGTAGTCCTGCGCCTGACGGTACAGACCCATGGGGTTAATTTTGCCCATTGAATCACGCACTGCACCGTTAAAGGTACGGCTAAACTTCTCTTCAATTGCAGCAGCAGAGTCAGCAGCCGCTACGCGGAACTTAACGCCTCTGGAGGGGTCGCCTTCCTTCTCAGTACCCACGATCATCTCTTTGAGGCCACGCTTATTTACTGGCGTCAGTGGGCCCATAGAGTCCACGATGTCTTGCGCTGTGTAGGACTTAGAGAATTCAACTTTTGGCGTGTTTTGGGCCCCCGCTACGCTAGTTCCCGTTTCGGCAACTTGCAGCTGCCGTCCGCTGGTCATGATGGTATCTACGGAAATCATGGCTGCAGCCAGTGATGTATGGGTATCCGTAGGCGCTAGACCCAACACTTGCAAAACACGTCGAGCAAACTCGGTAAATGCGTTAGTGCGGCGGTATGGAATTTTCTGCAAAACGGCTTGGAATGCCTTGTTGGACATAGCCTCTGCAGCAAACTCACTGAGGTTTGTCATGCCGTATGTTTTAAGCGCATCTGGATTAGCCTTAGCCACATGGTCATACAACTCTTGCAGGGCGCGAACACCAGCATTGTTAGTTTTGCCAGCGAGATGAGCTTCAATAGCCCGATGAGTAAACCCGTGTATCAGCTCATGCAGTAATGTGTGTGCGCCCACGTAACCATCAGCCAACGAGATCGTGTCGTTCACAGCGTCGTACTGTCCGGCAACAACACTTCCATCATCAGCCTTACCCAAGTCTCCTTCTGCAACGACCTTGACAGTTGGCAGTTTGGAACTGAGCAAAATACGACGTGCTACGGCACGATCCAGATCGTTATATAGCTCTTTCGGTGCCGTCAAAATTGCTTGCAACGCTCCACGTACATCACCATTTGCAACGCGCTCTTGTAAAGTGGCTTCAGATAACGTAGCTTTTTCTGAGTAGCTAAGCTCTGCTTTTGGTTTGTTTTTAGTTGCGGCTTCCGCTTTAGCTTTAATTGCTTTGTACTTGGCAATGGCATCGAACGGGCTTACAACTTCTTGTTCAACTTCCGGTTCAGTAGCAGCCTCAGCCTTTGGCGCAGGTTTCTCAGCTTTTGGTGCAGGGGCAGCTATTTTCGGTGCTGGTTTGGCAGTGGGCGCTTCTAGTGCCCTACGCACCTCCTCAGCTTCCGCTTTGCGTGCGGCTTCTTGCTCAGCAGTCTCGATTTCTACAGCTTCAGGAGCGACAGCAGGAGTCGGTGTTTTAGGCGCTTTGGCAGTGGTAGCTTTAGGAGTTGGCTTAGCAGCCACCGTTGGTTTTGCAACAGGCGCGGCAGGGGCAATAGGAGGAGTAACAGCAGGAGTAGTAGCAGGTGCATTTAGTGTAGGCTGAGCCTCTCCCGTAACATCAACTCCCTCGCTAACAGGTTGTCCAGCAGGTGCCAATCGGAGTCGGTCAGGTGCTGCAGGTGTTCTGGCGGGGGCGGGTACTCTGGCTCGGGGTTGTACAAGTTCGGCGCTGGTAAGCTCACTAGGTACTCCCACGCTTGGCTCACCTCGTCCGGGCTGAGGTCTTGGCTTAGGCAGATTCGTCTTGGTAGGGGTCGGGACACGGGTTTCCTCCTTAAAGCCTTCAGGTACGGGCGCAGTCAAGTATTTCAATATCTGAGCGCGAGAACCTGTACCCAACAGCAAGTCTGGGTTATTACCAACAAGTACTTGGATTTCCGCAGGGGTTTTGCCAATTACATTTTGCTCCATCCACTTTTGGGAAGTACGCATGGGAACGCCGATGTCTTCCAAGTCCTGCATGGTGATTTCTGTTGGGCGGGCAGGTATAGGCAGGTTGCGATTTACGTTTCTATCTTCCGGCACGGTGCGCAATGGCAACCGATACTGGCCGCCTCTACGCTCTTGTTCTTTTTGCGCAATATCCGCAGCTTCTTGGTCTTGTGTTTCCTGCAGCCTGCGGCGGGCTTCTTCCTGCTGTATAGATATCGTAGGTCTTGGCTGCTCCATCTCCGCAGCTTCAGGTCGGACTACGTCAATTTCGGGGAATAAACTCGCTTGTGCAGGCTGTTGTGACAGACCGGGGAATTGCTCTTGCAACTCTGCTTGCGCTTGTTTTTCTGCACGAATACTTGCAACTTCCTGCTCGTGCAGGCCCAAGACCATATCGTTTAGTTCGGCAACACGGGCCTTGACTTCAGGAGTTTGTGGCTGTTGTTTGAGTGTTTCGCGCTCTTTGACAATATCTGCGTAGTCACGCTGAAAATCTAAGCCAAGGCCAAGTTGTTCGCCTTGGGGCGCGGCAGGCGTAGGCTGGGCGGCGGGTTCTTCTTTAGGAGTAGGGATGCGTTTGCCCATCTCCTCTTCGCTAAACAAGGCACCTTGCGTACCTACTGGTGCTTCAGGTGGAAGTTGTGCACCACGACTTGCAATACGCTCTTGTTCTGCTTGGGATTCCGCAGCGCGTTGTTGCTCTAGTTGTTCACGAGCAGACCCACGTCCTACAGCGCCAGCAGTGCCGCCTAATGGAGCGCCGATTAAAGCAGCTTGGTATGCAGATTCACCGTACGCTTTAATAGCTTCGGGGGAAGTTAAATCTTGCCCAGATTGATATCTATTAATAATTTCCTGTCCGACTTCTACAGGAATATCAACCATACCCCGAGCAGCGCCGCGCCCTGCAGAGGCAGCTAGCGAACGTTCAGCAGCTTTGACTAATTCGGCTTGCGCTTTGGCAGTTTGGATGGCGGCATCATCGGCAACGCCAAGAATACCTTTAACAACGCGTTTGCCTAATGTAAAGGCAGTACCGGCGCTCTCGAGTGCTGCCATACCTGCAGCGGCTGTATACGCTTTTGTTCGGTCAATTTTGACGGGCTCGCCCTTCTCCATCTGCTCGGCAGCTTGGGTCTCAACAGTCTGCCCCATAAACTGTGGCAAGAGCGTAGCACCGGCACCCAATACTCCGCCGACAATTGTGCCTGCGCCGGGTGCCACTGCAGTGCCTAGTGCTGCGCCAGTTTTAGCCCCACCGTACATAAGAGCTAAATTAGCGGCTTGCCCAGCTAACGCACGG